CATCACAGCTCTTAACACTTATTTTTCATCAATATACGGATAACATTATGAGCGAAGAAACATTTTATCAATACCACTGTCCTTGTGGATATCCTAAAAATAATGATGGTACTTGTATTGAGGATACCAAACATCCACACGAAGACTGTCCATGTCATGAACTAAACAAATAAACAAATAAACAAAACACATGACATAATGTCAGTAGAGTTATTTCAAAAATAACTATAATCAGTATAACGTTTGTTATACTTTAATAAAAACACTAATAATAATAATATGAATTCAAACACAGTACTTGGTAAGATTATGACTCTTCTATCATTAGATAGAAATGATGTCTCTCTTACATTCGCTCGTTTAGCAGATGGAACTATTTTGGAATCAGAAACATTTGATGTAGGAGAGAAAGTTGAAGTAGTCCATGAAGATGGTACTAAATCAAAAGCTCCTGATGGCGAACACGAACTAGAATTAACTGATGAATCAGGTAATAAGGAAACGTTCAAAATCATAACTAAAGATGGATTGATTACAGAAAGGGAAAACGTTGAACTAGAAGAAGAAACCGAAGAGGTTGAACCTATTCCAGCAACAGGAGGTACAATTCCTGATGATACAGAATTAGCTGAAGAAGGTATCAAAGTTGATGAAGAAGTTGTCGATGAAGACGCTGACATCATTGATTTAGCAGAGGTTGATAAAAAAGTTGAAGAACTTAGTTATCGAATCGAAGAGCTAGAAAATAAAATAAAAGCAGCAGAAGAAAAACAAGAAGAAGAAGAAGTAGAAGCTGAGGAAGAAGAAGTTGAGATTGAAATGCAATCCAAAAAACTATCCGGAGCTCCTGTTGAATCTAATAACTTGTTTAACAAAAAACAAAAAAACAGAGCAACTATTCCTAATTACCACTCAAGTGTATTAGAAAAAATGAATAGAGCTTAATTTAAAAACTATTAATTAAAAACAAAATGAGAAAACTACAAAAATTAACAAGTGGTAACCCTTCTGTAACATCTACATATGCAGGTGAAGCGGCTTCGGATTATATCGCTGCAGCGTTGCTAAGTGCAAAAACACTTGACAATCAGCTGATTACTATTAAACCAAACGTTAAGTACAAAGAAGTAATTCAGAAACTTGATGTTGATGGTATCGTGCAAGATGCTAGTTGTGACTTCGTAACTTCAGGTTCAGTTGCAATATCAGAAAGAGTATTAACGCCGAAAGAATTACAAGTTAACGTTAGCTTGTGTAAACAAGAATTTTTAGATTCCTGGGAAGCTTTAGCTTTAGGCTATTCTGCTTTTGACGAGATTCCAAGAAACTTTAACGATTACCTAGTATCTTACGTAGGTGGTAAAGTTGCTGAAGCAACTGAAACTTCTATATGGCAAGGTGTGAATGCAACAAACGGTGAGTTTGGAGGATTTGAAACAGCTTTATCTGCAAGTGCAGCTACTGAGTTAACAACAGAAGTACAACCAGCAAGAACAGATGGAGATGGAGCTATTATAAGTGGTTCAATTACATCCACTAATATTGTTGCTAAACTAACTGCTGTTTATGATTCTATTCCAGATACCGTATTCGGTAAAGAGGATTTAGTTATCTATGGTGGAACAAATGTAATAAAAGCTTGGCAAACTGCTTTAGCAGGTGTTGTTGATATTGGTTCATTCAATAATCAATTAAACGTTGGTGAAAAACCTTCTAACTTCCAAGGTATCGAAATCGTATTAGCTCCAGGTATGAGTGCTAACACTATTGTAGCCGCACAAAAATCTAACTTGTTCTTTGGAACTGGTTTATTAAGTGACTACAATGAAGTGCGAGTTTTAGACATGGCGAATTTGGACGGATCACAAAATTACCGTATCATAATGAGATATACGGCAGCTACCCAATATGGAGTAGGACCGGATATTGTTTACTACGGTGCATTTTAAGGATTAACTTAGATTAAAACAAAACAGATAAGTAGGAATTAAACCTCCTACTTCATCTTTTATTAACATTAAAAACAAGAAATACTATGAGTTGTTTATTAACACACGGACGTGAAGAGGTTTGTAAAGAATCGGTAGGGGGACTTCAAGGAGTTTACTTTATCAATTACGAATCAGGCTCTTTCGCTCAGAATGCGAGTAACGAGATTACTTCGTTATCAGGTTCTACCGTATACTATTACGAACTTAAAGGAACTTCTGCTTATACTGAAACTGTAAATTCAAGCAGAGAGAATGGAACTACATTCTTCTCTCAAGAATCCACACTTAATCTAAAGAAACTTACCAATGAAATGACAACACAATTAAAGGTGTTGGCATATGGTAGACCCCAAATGATTTTATGGACGAATAATGGTGATGCTTTACTTGCGGGTGAAGACCATGGATGTGACTTAACTGCTGGATCAATTTCAACAGGAGCTGCATTAGGAGATTTATATGGATATGCTATTACAATGACTGGTGAAGAGAAATTACCAGCAGCATTTATTAGTGGTTCTTCAACAACAAGTCCATTCGCTGGATTGCCTGTTTTAGATCAACCAACAATCGTTGCATCATAAAGTAGAATACTTTTAAAAATATAAAGGCCTACACTTAGTGTGGGCTTTTTTATGTCCTATTGTGAGATAATTATAAGTTAAGAGTTAGTTGTTATATTCCCATAAAGACTAAAACAATGCTATCATACTACATAAGTCAATCAAACGAGTTTGTAATCAGAACAGAGAATACAGCTTCTTGTTGTCCAGATGCCTATTCAGGATCAGAAGATTTAACATGGTTATTATATGACATGTTAACCTTAGCTACATCATCGTATCTATTACCTACATCATCATATGATTGGAATCCCTATGAAAACATTTTAACGTTTTCACAATCATTAGAGAATGTAGTACATACAGGCCAAGAATTTCTACTTGATATAAGTGGTTCTGTTAGTGGATCTATTTGGAGAGGGAGTATGCAAGTATTTGGGTCTCAAAGTATTGACAAACCAGTCTATACTACACAAAACGATGGATATGTATCTAACGTAACAGAGAATGAATATATAGTATTGAATAATTAAAAGAATATGAAAAAGAATCAAAATTTTAGCGTTGTTAATTTAACAAGAGAGGAAGTTCCAATCGTAAGAGAGGACTTAAGAACAAGATACTCGTGGATTCCAGTTGGTATACATGGGCAAGATGATTTCTTTGATTTGTTAACAGAAGCTTATAACACATCTACAACCAATGCAGCTTGTATTGAAGGAGTAGCTGATTTAATATATGGCAAAGGATTAGTGACGAATCAAGAAGAAAAGAAAGAAGAGTTGACCAGTTTGTTGCCCTCTGAAGATTTACGAAGAGTAACGTTTGATATGAAGTTATATGGTAATGCTGCATTCCAAGTTTTATGGAATCAAGAACATACACAGATAAAGAAACTATATCACTTACCAGTTCAAACTTTAAGAGCTAAGAAATTAGTTGGATTAGAAAAAGTAGAAGGTTACTTCTATTGTACTGATTGGGATGATACAAGAAAACAAAAACAAAAGAAATACATACCTACATTTGGTACATCTCAAGAAGAGATGGAAATTCTTTATATAAAAGAATATGAACCAAACCGATATTACTATTCATTACCTGATTGGATATCTGCATTACAATATTCCTTTTCTGAAGCTGAGTTATCTAATCTGCATTTAAATAATATAGAAAATGGCTTCCTTCCTGTGGCTATGGTGAATTTCAACAACGGAGTTCCAGCACCTGAAGAGAGAGATACAATAGAAGCTTTAATAGAATCTAAATTCACAGGTACTAAAAATGCAGGTAGATTTATGGTTTCCTTTAATGATGATGCTGTAAACAAACCAACGATAGATACAATACCTATCGATAACCTACATGACAAATATACTTATGTTGCTGAATACGCACAAGATAGAATCCTTGTAGCTCATAGAATAGTATCACCTTTATTATTTGGTATTAGAACTACAACTAATGGATTCTCTTCAGCAGCAGAAGAAATGAAAACAGCATATTCAATTATGCAAACTATGACTATATTCCCATTTCAGAACCTAATATTAAGCTCTCTATTAGAGGCGTTTAAGGTTGGTGATGTAGACATTACTGATATATACTTTGAACAACTAACACCTCTTGTAATCCTTACTGATACGGCTGATGATACAGACCAAACTATTGATGAAGTACAAGAAGAGGTAGATGATACAATGCAATCAGAAGAAACAACAGAGGATACATTTGAAGATGTAGAGGATGCTGTTGCAAAGGTACAAGAAACAATAGAAATGGAAAGAGAACCAGTCAGGTTTTCGGAGCCATTTTTTGATAAACATTATACAAAATGAGCAAATTTGGACTATTAATAACAAGAAATGATATCATCAAGAACACACCATTAGGTGGAGCTATTGATGCAGATGCTCTGTTGCCGTTTGTAAGAACAGCACAAGAGAAATATTTACTTAACATATTAGGTACGGTTTTATACAATAAACTCCAAGATGATATAGAAGCCGGAACTCCCTTTACTGGTATATACGACCAACTGGTAACCGATTATGTTAAACCCACTCTGATCTGGTATGGATGTGTAGAATACATTCCCTTCTCAGCAGTACAATTCAAATCTAACGGAGCAGTTAAACAACAAAGTGAAACTGGAGTATCTCCTTCTAAAACAGAAGTAGATTATTTATTGAATAAGGCTTTAAGTAATGCGGAGTATTACTCAACAAGATTACAAGATTTCTTAATAGCCTATTCATCACAAATACCAGAGTTCTTAGAATCTATTGGTAATTCAACACAAATCTATCCAGACCAAAGTAACCAATACTTTACAGGTATAAATTTATAAAAAGATATGAGTACATCAAGTCAAACACCAGCTCAAAGTCAAATAGTAAAGAATAGTGCAACAAACTATTCCTTATATTATAATACTTTGAATTACTTTAAAACAATAATGAAGAATCATCCTTCTATTGCTAAAGTAACTCAAGGTGATATATACAACTTTGATGCTACTGAGTTTCCACAATACCCCATAGGTAACGTGTTAATCAATGCTACAACCTTCGGACCTAAAACTACTGATTATAAAGTACAGTTAATAGTAGCGGATAAGGTTAAAACTTTAGAAAATAAAAGTGATGGTAGTACTAACGAACAAGTTGTACCATTCAAAGGAACAGATGATGTAGTAGATATACATGCTAATACTCTTTCAATTGTAAATGACTTAACATCATATACACAGAGGAGTACCTATGGTTTTGAAATAAATGGAGATATAAGTTGTACTCCATTTGTTGACCGGTTCAATAACGGGCTGGCAGGATGGTCAACAGAGTTTGACCTCACCTGTCATAACGATAAGAATCGGTGCCTTTTTTTTTTAACTACTCCTAGCGGGAGCTACTTTAAAGTAGAGGATTGTGAAACAGGTGATGAGTATAACGCAGTACTTAACACAAGTGGATCAGTAGGGCAAGTATTTGCAACTCAATACGTACCGGATTGGAAGGATTCATCTTACTTACAATCGTATGAAAATATAAGATGTTTTAAAATATTAGATGAAATTAATGAAAGAGATAATTGGGATTTTTATAACTTACCAGTTTTAGCAATTCCTTATGATGATTTCATAACGTGTGAATTATGTGACTTATGGACATCACCTAAAATATGGTCAACAACACCAGAACGTTGGGATAATAATCAAACAGATGATGCATTAAGAAAGTGGATATACACGTAAAAGAAAAATAAAAACAATATGAGTAATTTAAGTAATTTATATATAAGTCAATCGTTCTTCGGAGTAGTTAACCTAGAGAACTCTTTAGAAGGATTAGCTTCTGCAAGTGGTGATACACAACTTCAAGATGGTCTTGGAGAAAACCT